TTTGGTGATGATCGCACCAGATGCCGGTAGCTTAGGCTGTTTGACAGGTACCACAGTTGCCTTCACTGCTGGTTTCTTCTCCTCCTTCTTAGGTCCACTCACCTTTCTAGTCTTGCTATTAACCATTCTGGCCTCGTTCTCGGTCTCTGGTAACGCTACCTCTTTTACTTCAGTACCTCTCAACTTACTCTCAGAAGCGATGATTCCTGTTATTGCACTCGCTAAAATTGCTCCAAGAGCTGCTGCAGACATCCAGATGTTCAATGTTACGGTCGGTCGTTGTGAAAGCTGGTGGTCAAGCTACGGCATGGTGAAGGATTGAAGGCTCGCACGCGTCCAATCCCTCACCGAGAATGTTGATATCCCATGATGGTAGGCGTCTCTCTTCCAAGACTAACTGTTCATCACCTGTAAGTCCAAAGGCGGCCCAAAAACTGGCCCTGGCTTCAGGGGTTATAGGGTAAGATTTACCACTCCCCCTCCACTTATGGAGGTTGGTGATTGCGTCCAATCTGTCATGCTTCTTAACATCATCGTAAACCGGGAAGCGAGAGTAGAAGGTTTCCATGACTGGAACTCCCCCACTCAAAGACACACCACCCTTATGCTGGGCGGTAGTCCAAGCTTTCCTAGTAGCGACAGTGCTAAGGTTGTTGACACAATGGACATCTTTCCCTATAGCCGTGTGAACATTCCTAACCATCTTCCAACCCCCTGCACACATGACGGGATGTGCCTGGCAAAATTCCACTTCCTCAAGGACTCTCACTGGTTTCTCAACTTTCATCGTAAACCCAAGTTTGAGAAAGAAGTCAGGTAATTCGGCTAAAATAGTTTTGACTTGCCCCTCCTCACAGAAGAGAACACAGTCATCCCCACAATTAGCCAGACTAGCCTGACCCCTCAACTTGGACCAGATGAACGAGTAAACCATGGAACACATAAGCACATAATTGCCGAGAGAGGTGTTCATATCACCACTCATTCGGCATCCTTTCTTCCGGTACTTTATGCGACCATCTGGCGTGTAACCCACACCATGATTGTCCAGCTGCCACTCCAGTAGTTTTGCCAACTTCTTAGAATCAGGGTAAATACCATGATAAAAAGAATGCTCATACTTGAGAGCGTCAACTGAACAATGCTGATCGAAACGGGAAGCATCCAATCCAATAGCAACAGGTTTATCAAACCTGCTCCACTTGTCATAGAAGATCTTACCCACTTCTTCAGCCGTGTAGCCCTTGATACATGTAACTTCACCAAACACATCGTCGACAGCATGCATGATATCCTTCTCCTTATGCCGTAGAAAACACCCCAGCTCCACATTGTACCTCGGGTCACGGGGTTGTATGACTCGAGGCGCGGGGTCATTCTTGAGGGTAGAAATCTTCTCAGCCTTGACGAATGTCGTGAGGAATGAATCCTCACGACAAACGGCCTGAAGACGTAGGCTCTCTACAGCACGCTGATAATTTCGGAGCTTGGCACCGTTGTAATATGACAGAAACCCATCATATCCCATACGTTGGGAAGTTCCGACTCTCTCGACGACTGCAGACCTGAACTTTCGAAACAGGTTACCCTCAAAAATACCACTTAATGGCTGTGGAGTTCGCACAAGCCTTCCTTGTTTTTCAACGCAAAAGACCCTCTCCACAAGACCCCGCTTTAGGTTTTTCAGGCAGTGATTATGCAGCAAGAACCTAGCCTGACTAGGACAACCTGAAACCATATATAATGTTCGGTTCTTGCTGATGGGAGGTCCTTGTGTGACCTCAAGCACCTCCTGACGTTGCAACACCCCCGCAGGTATGTCACGATCGATGCCAGTGGCAACGCCAGGTTGGGCACATAGGCCTCCCTATTTGACACCGAGGGAGTCCTTAGACTCCCACAGTGCCGCCATCTCCCTCATTTCCTGGGTGTACACGAAACAGTACCCAACAGCCAATGGTAGTAGCTTGTCGCGGTCACAGTAGCGCACACGGTCCTTCTCCATAATCCCCAGAATCACCCTCTGATAGATGAGTCGATTCTCAGGAGAGTTACGTAGAAGACCAACCTTAGCCCTGGCTGCCTGAGCAACCTTGACGGCATAAGGTGTGCGTTTCCTGCGACGAACAACACCTACTGGCCCACCCTGATGAGTGCCAGTAAAAACAGGTGCACCCTCCCACTTCGCCTGTGGGTGCATAGAGACCTCCAGGATATCAGTGGGCATGTCCTCCAATTCCATGTTGCTTATACCAGCTTCTTTCATTCTCATGATTGAGATGCTCTCTCGTGGGAAGGATAGGTAGGATGCTGACATGGCCAAAGGCAAAACCTTAAGCCAATGACGTGGCCTCAACCAGATGAGAGCAGCGACCGAGCCCAAACCAAGTGCCTGGCGCCATCTCTTCTGACCAAGTCGGCCACGTAAACAAGCATCCCACCTCCCCTCAACATCGAGACGAGCAATCTCCTTGCAGTATTCTCCAAAAGAAGACACATCATTCTCCAACTTAAACGTGTCGAGCTTACATAACAGAACGCGTGAAACAATAGAAGCGGAAAAGGGTGG